AATAGTATTAATGACTTTATATTTAATATTAAATCATATTTTAGCTTCTTCATTTTACATATCTTTAATTGATATGTTTTTATTGAACTATTTGAAATAAAAAGAGGCGAGTATAAAATACTCACCTCTTAATTTGTTATTCAATTATATTTTAGCCTAATGGGTTTTCTTCAATACCACCGTCACCACCGCCTGAATTTACACCTTTACCTGTTTTAGTTAATGCACCGTCACCTTGGAATTCAATTGACATTGTACAAACACCGCCATTATCGGCTGTAAGATTACAACTTGTACAGTAGGCTTGACCTGTATAATATGTTTTGCCCGTGTTCATTGTGAAATCACCTTCTGATAAATTTGTCGTTTGACCGAATTTAATTAAGAATGGAGTTCTTGCTACTAATTTGTCGAAGAAATAACCGTAACCTGTAGAATCATAAGACATTAAAGCTTCGGTTGAAATAGTCCAAGATAATTTACCTGCTAATGCGCTTGCCCATACACCTGCCATCTTATTTGAAGTATCAATTGAATCTGCGGTAATGTTCAAAGAACAAGAGGTTGAATATGCGATTGGGGTATAATCTGTATCGGTTGAACCTGTACCTGTTTTAACATAAACGAAAAGTTCATCACCTTTAATTAAATTGTCAGAATTATAATTTGCCATTTTTATTTTGTATTTGTGTTTTTATTTAATTTTAAATTGAAGCGTTTGAATATAAACGTCTCCATCATAATCTTCTGTTGAATCAATCATTTCGATTGATTGAATATTTTGTGTATCGTTGCTGATATTGTATTTATTATCGAGACATTGAAAAACTGCATCTGCCATTTCTTGACTTACATCATAATTGGAACTAACACAAGAAATATAAACAATACAGTTTTGATTATAAATGCCTTGCTTTGTTCTCTCAATTGAATATTCATCACGAACATATACTATATAATTTCCTTTAGTTTTCTCAGGTGCAATAATCGGATATATTTGTTTTCCAATTAATTCATTTACAGTTTTATCGTTTAATAGCAATTCTCTTAATAAAGTACATACAGTAAACTTAGTTTGTTTTTTATCTTGCATTATACCTTGATTTTAAATTACTTATTGATTGCTTGATTGAATGTACAATGTAATATATTGCAGTGTTTGTATCTTTTTGTTTTGTATCTTTCCAATATTTGTTTCCAACTACTTGACCTCTACCTTGTCTTTTCTTTGTACCTTCTGAAACTAACCAAGAATGTGAACCTTTCTTTTTATAGCCGACAAGTACACCTAAATTCTGTTTCTTAATCTTATATGTGAATGACCTTAGAAGATTACCTGTAACACCTTTTGAGCCACTTATCATACGTTCTCTTAAACGCTTCTTTCCCATACGCACAAGATATTGAGCACCTTTTTTAAGACCTTCATTAACTTCTTTATCGTATGTTGGAATATTCTTTAAGTCATCAAGTTGTTTCAGTATTTGAGGTAAGCCAAGCAACTCAGCTTCTACTTTGAATAAATCATCATTTATATTCATATACTAAATATTTTATTGATTTATTTTTTCAGCAGTTAATTTCATTGTTCTATCCCATATATTATTATCAACAAACGTAATTTTAAACTCATTTCCATTGTACTCAATAAAATCAGAATCTTGTATTTCAGGATTATATCTTATTTGGAATATGATTCTTAAAGTATCAAATAATTCTTTTGCAACTTCTTTATTTGAACCATTAGATTTTAATCTGTATGTTCTAACTGTAGCAACAACTTTTTTATCCTTTGTTATTTGTCCTGATGGAGATTGAACATTTTCATATCTATATATAGTAATGAATTCCTTTAGCAGTCCTGCACGCATATTCTTTTGAAGTTTTTATAAGGTTGAAGAAGATATTCATAAGAAAAAGGAATTTTATAAGGTATCGCATTGAATGATACTGATTCTCTATTAGCGTATAAATTTCCAACCATTATTTTTATTGATTGCGAGATAGGATAAGGTAGTTTTTCATCAACAACTAAATCTGCCAACTGAACATTGAGATACTTTTCAATAATAGCTTCTACTGTGTTAATCATATCTTCTAATACTGCATCATCAGCTTCAAAGTCAATATATAAATGTTGTTTAATTTGTTCTACTGTAATATACATAGTATTAGTTTTTTAATTGAATTGATAAAATGAATAAGTAGATTTAATTCTACCTATTCAAATTATCAGTGATTTATATAATATGATTAAGCTACTTTAATGGCAGCGAATGCTTCGGGTCTTATAACTTGCAATGCAATATTATCGTTGAAGTTAACTTCTGTGATATTTTCTTTGCTTCTTGACAAGTTATCAATTACCATATCAGGAGTACCAACTTTTTGAATCAAGAAGTTGCTGAATACACCGAAACCGATATATTTACCGACTGCACTTGAAACCAATACAGGATAACCGTTCATTTGTCCGCTTTCTAATACGAAACGTCCTGAACCTGCATCCAATGGAGTAGCTTTAAGTTCAGCTTCCATATCAGGAGATATAACATAAGCAGCAGTCTCGTCCATAACAACGTCTTTAGCTTTTACTTTTGCAGCCAATTTAACTATCTCTTTGTAAGATGGAGTTGTATTTGCAGTGATACCACTTAATGCGTCAACGAAACAACCTTTTTGAGAGTTAACCGCTACAGCAGATAACATTACTTTATTGATTAATTGTGCTTCTGCCTTGCCACATAAGTTAATAGCGTATGACACCAAGTTCATATCAGCTTCTTTAATGGCAGTATTAGAGAAAGGCAATGATAAACCAACTCTGAAAGGATTAACCTTAGTTTTTGCAAATTCTAATTTTTGACCCACCAATGCAGTTGTTTCACCTTCAATAGTAGCTTCTACGTTAGAAACCGATGGCATTACAACCGCTTTGCCTGTATTGATTACTTTAACACCTAATTTATCAACAATTAATGCTGATTGCAAAGGCTCAAGTAATTCAGTTGGATATTCAGTTCTGATTGCATCAACTTGTGACGTTTGTGTGATAGCTGCGGCTCTTAATTGAATGGTGTTGCCAGCGACATTTTCTAAATCTTCTATACTTCTATTGTTGGCAATTGCTTGCATAGCCAACGCTACATTTTCACTAAATTTCATTTGTTTATTTGTGTTTGTGTCTTTATTTTCTGTCTGAGTATCTGTTTCAATACTTCTTGTTTTTGTGTTTTCCAATTGAAGTTCTAATTGTTTAATCTCGTTTTCTTTTGATTCAAAATTTACTTTTTCATCATCATTAAGACTACGTTCCTGAACTTCTGCATTATCTAATAAATCACGTAATTCTTCTTTTAGTAATGCTATTTTATCAATTAATTCTTGATTCATTTTTAATTTAACCTTTTGCGATATTTATTTAATTCTTCTTTCCAAGAATCATTTCTTTCAACCTCTGTTGAAATTGGTGTTTGTGTTTTTTCTAAATCCTCAATTGAACGAGTAGTTATTTCGGTTGAAGTATATGCAGCATCATAAACAGCACTTAAATCATATATGCCTCTGCACTTATTTACTTTGCGAAGCGGATAACTTTTTTCTGTAAAATCCCATTCTACACTATCATCAGTAAAGGCAAAAGAACATTGAGTTATTTCCTTTCTCCGAATCATTTCTTTTAAATCGTTGCCTACTGTTGTGTTTGGAATTTCAAAAGAAAAATAAACACCATCTTCACGAATTTCTATATTTAAAGAACCTTCACCGTTTTTTCTTCTTGCAACTAACTTATTTTTATCGTGATTAATTAAAAATTTTATATCCGAATTATTAATCAGTTCTTCTGTTATTGCTTCTTTGTCTATTACTTCTTTAAAGTAGCGTTTATGTTCCTTGTCATATAGAATTTCCGATATGGTATTGAATTTAACAGCGCATCCTTCAATTATATTTTCATTATTTGAAAACTCTTGAATAGAACGTATTTCCATATATTAATTCATTTATTAAATATGGAAGTACGTCTATATTTGATAGCAATTAAAATTTAATAAATTAATTATCAGTTGATTGTGTCTGTAATTCTCCCGAATTATCTATTTTGTCTGCTTCTACTTTTGGAGAATTGATATATTGTAGATTGGTTGATATTACTACTTCATCACCATTTTCAATTTCATTTTTATTGAATTGTTTTCTAATGTCATTCACTGATAATATACCTAATTCCAATTGTGTTTTATAATTTTTCATTATATCGTTGAAGTATGGAAGTGTAGTTCTGTCAAATTCAATTTTATACTTAGATGAAACCGAATCAGAAATCAAATAACAATTAAATGCTTTTTCGATTTTAACAAGAATAGGATTCAACGTATCAATATAGAAATTCAATTGGTCTTGTTGTGCAGCTTGGTAATTGCCACCCATAGATACGCCGAGCTTTGATAATGATACACCCATAAAACGTGCAAGGTCTGATAACGTGTATTGCTTATTATCAAGAATCATACTATCTTTAGTGGTCTGACCGATAGCTTGCCACTTAACGCCTGATGGCATTGTAATAATATCTTTTCCTGAATTTATTTCAGCCTCCATATTAGTTTGAATATCTTGTATCTGATTGTCCTGTGCATCGCCAAAACCGATAACAGAGCTTTCAGAACTGATAATACCTTTCATCCTGCCACCATTTGATAATGTACTTAGTGATTCTATGTCACAGGCAGAAGCTAATCCAATTGTACGTGCACAATAATCAACTACACTTTTACCTACAATAGTTTCAAGTGACTTATGTTTTAAATGAATTATTTGATTGGAATTGAACAAGCCTCTAATTCCATTATATTCATCGGTTACATTGTATTTGTTGGTAATTACATCGTGATAAACAGTATTAGGGTATAATAAAATCAATTCTTTAATATCAGTATTGGTATTTCTATTGATATAAATATAGGAGTTGCCATATAATAATAACTGCATTACAGTACCTTCCAACAATTCATAAATAGTTTGTCTTTTATTGGAAACACGAGTTAATATTGTATGCAGTGTGTTTTTATCATCTATATTCCAATATCCTTTTTTATCTTTTCTGTAAATATCAATTGGAATAGATGCAACTGAATCAGTAAGTATTGATATTCCTCTGTAAACAACTGAATTAGTTAGTGCTAAATCAGGATTTTTAATTGATACATATTTATTTTGTCTATTAGAAATATAATTCACATTAACTTCTGTGCTTCTTTTATTTATTGTGTTTTCTTTTTTAGAAAATAGTTTTGAAAATATTTGTTTCATTTGTGTGTTTTTCTTTTGTCTCTTATTTATCGCTTATAGTTGTTGAACATACCCAAGCACATCAGCATACATATTGCGCCATCAATTTTTGAGTTATGCAATTTTTTGATTGGTTTCCTGTTCTCCATCTTATCAGTGTCAATTGCTACATTATTAATACAGTATATATTCAATGGATTATCATCGAATTTCAAGCGGTCTTGATAAGCAGCAAGTTCAAAGCTTTCAACTGGAGACGTGAAGTTTGAATACGTCTGACTGTATGGAACAGCACATTTAATTCCTGCTGTCTTGATTATATTAATGAATTCCTTAGACCTGTACGCATCGTAACCGATTTGGAGAATATTCAAATATTTGGCATTATTGATAATATCACTTGCTATCTGATTATAATCAATCACATCAGTTCCACAAGGTATTAGATAGCCATCAGCTACTAATTGCCTGTACATAGCAGCATTTGTATGATTTTCAATGGTCTGTTTTGGTATGTAGTAGAAATTCTTAAAGACAAACCTCTTATTAATACTGTCATACAGACAATAACATACACAACTAAAATCGTCTTTTACTGATAAATCAACTGCTACCATACAGTTGGGTCTTGCTTGAAGCTGTCTGAAATCAAAGTGTTGTGTGTTCTTCTCGATAACTGTCTGATTAATCCATATCGTATTAATTGGTAATGTGAATATATTCAATAGTTTACACTTGAATTCAGTCATATCGTCAGCACTCATTAGGGCTTTCTGATATTCGTTTTTATAAAATTCCTCATTAACGGTGATACCCAAATGGGGTTGGACTTTATACCAAGTGTCGGCAGAACCTATTTCATCTTCTTCATCAGGTTCAAATATTGAAGCAAATATTGAATCATTTTCAATTTCTCTTTCCAATACCTTTTTATATGCTGAAAGCATCTGTGAAAATGGAGTGTCTAATTTGGAAGAAGCAGTTGTTATAGTAATGGTAAGCGGATTTTTTCTAACACCCATTGAAGAAGTAAGCACATTCCTTAAACTTGCATCTTCTGCCTGTGCGTACTCGTCAAGAATAACAGTAGAAGCATTCAGACCGTCTAATTTATCTGCGGAACTTGCCAAACATCGAACAAATGATGTTTTATTCGGCATCAGGTTATATATAATATCTCGATTCAGTCTAAAATGGGAAAACTTAGTATCAAGCTCTTTTATACTGTTCTTTATTATGTCAAAACAGATTTTAGATTGGGCAAAAGAGTTTGAAGCAACATAAGCCTGTGCATCAGAATCACCAAATAGTAAATCATATATTGCCAAAGAAGCCACAGACGTAGTTTTTGAGAATTTTCTAACTACGAATAATAAAGCTTCCCTGCATAACCTGTAATCAGTATCTTTTTTATAAAAACCTAATATATTGGCAAATTGAAAGACCTGTATTGGTGTCAATTTGAAAGATTGCATTCCCTTATTAGATGGGAATTTCAATATCTCGTAGAACTTAATAAACTTCTTTACTTCTTTATTTTTGAAGATTAAATCATCTCTTTTAAAAAAATCCAAGAATCTGAATACTGCTAATATTTCGTATTTGTTGTGTTTGTGTGGATTGGATAATACTTCATTAATATATATATGAAGCCTTGAATCAATCTCATTTAATCTATCTGTTGGAATTGTGTATGTTTTAATTTTATCAATAACTTCATTCTTATTCATATATTAATTTATTCTTCATCTATTTTATTCATCGCATCTATCATTTTTGATAGTGGGTCATTGTCCTGTACTGCGGTTACTTTTGAATCTAAACTTAATCCAAGTTCTTTTAAATTTTTTCTTAACGATTCAGATAAAGCTACCAAGTCAGCAAGCAAAGGATTTTTCTTTTTGCTTGTACCGCCACCTCTAACATCCTGCTGAACTATAGCAGCTTCTTCCACAAATGAGTTAACAAGTTTGGAATATTGATAAATTTGTGCACTTACATTAAAAATTTGTATGTCCAAACTTGAATCATAGATACCTTTTATCTCCATTAGTTCAACCAAGTATGTATATATTTTCTTTATATTTTTATCTAATTTGATTAGTGATATAAAATCCATATTTATTTTATTAATTATTCTTTTATTGAGGTTTTTGATTTAATTGAAGAATTTTTTGAAGAAATCTTCTGTTTTTTCTTTATTCAGTTCTTTATTAGAAAACTTTGTCTTATTCTTGTTTAATTCAAAATGTATTTCTTTGTGGCATTTATGGCAAACGGATTGAAGGTTATTCCAATCGTATGCTAATTCAGCCATTAATAGCTCGTTATTCCTGTAGTCAAGTAGTGGTTTAATGTGATGAACCTCTGTAGCCATATCTCCGCATACTTCACACAGAGGATTCATTTTAATCTTTAGTTCTCTTATTTTACGCCATTCTTGACACTTGATTAATTTGTCGTATTTTTCATTTTTACTCATTTTGTTTTAATGTGAAAGAAATTATTTAAATAGCTATTGCATTCCTCTTGGTTCTTAAATCTCTTAGGATTAGTATATATGCGGAGAATACTTTCGTGCATTATATCGGTTTTGGAATAACCTTTCTTGGTTATCTTGTCATCATTGATACTGAACTTCTTATATAATGATTGATAATTCTTCAACATCCAATCATCAATATATTTTTTATTTCTGATATTAGGAGATGCAGGAATATATTTTTCATCTTCAAAATAGTTTTCGTTTACATATTTGCAGTTTAAAATCATAATTGTGAAAATTCTATTAGTGTTATTTGCTTGCGTTTTGCCATTTGCTTTTTAGGCTTAATAAACTCAAAAGCAACGTCCCCATCTTCCAATAATCTGAAATATTCCTCTATTTCATTTTCTTCAACTTCGGGGTGTTGATGATATAAATTACAGAATGCCATTACTATAGTTTTGGAAAGTTCTGCATTTGATTTAAATTTATAATCAGACTTGATTGCATCTAACTGATTATATAAATCGTCATCTATTCTAAAAAAGATATTATTTGTATTACACATAAAAAAACTGATACTTATTATTCTTATTACAATAATAAATATCAGTTCAAATTAAAAAGTAATTATTTTTAATGAGATTACAGCAATTGTTTTAATTTAGCATTGGTTGGTTCATAATCTGTATCATTACAATATCCAATGTTTAAAGTCTCCTTACCACTACCTTCACAATCCAAATAACACAAATAACATTTCACCAAGCCTTGTCCTTGTTGTGATACAAAATTAAAATCAGGAAAATTAAAATCAATATCAGGAAAAAATAAATTGTTTGTAACTTCATTTGGATAACTAACTGTTCCACAATCTATTTTGACTATATATATATCACCTGCTTTTAAATTTGAATAATCATCAGCAATAAACAATGGGTAACTTCCGTGGGCACGAGAAAACTTATAATGTAATGTTCGTATTCCTGTAGTTGAACCACCACCACTTGAAGCTGTAGCATTTATAGTTACGTTATTGCCACTTGTTGTTAATGTTACATTTTCACCTGCCTTAATATTAGTTACTTCTAATTTATTAGCTATATTAGGTATTTCAGTTTTATCGGCTTTTGTTGATTGAAGTTTTGAAATATCTGATTTAATTGCAGTATCATCATATTCACCACCTCCTGTTGAAGATGGAATAATTTCTATATTTTTCAAATCTACATTTATCATTAGTCTAAAACTTTAATTGAAATATTATTTGTCGAGATGATTTTTAAATAACTCATAAATTTGCAATTAGTTAAATTAATCATATCTTTATCTGTGATTGCTATAGCAGAGGTATGAGAAATAAATGTAACACCATCAACTGATACTTCAACATCAATCGAAGTTGTACCTTCAACTTGGAGCATTACTTTTTCAGTCTTTAAATTAATAATAGCTTCATACTTTCCGTTTTTTGAAATTAAATTTAATTGTTCCATTTTATAATACGTATTTTACTAATATGTAGGAAATTGAAAATGTGATTGCTCTATATAATAATATACGTGGGTATATGCGTGTTTTCTATTTTAATTGCTATCCTCTGACCCATCCAAAAAACTCAAAAAATGGCTCTATTGAAAGAAGTGAAGGGGGGAGCGTTAAGGTGATGCTTCGACCTTTCAAAAAAAGTCCCCCTGTACCTAATTTTAACACTTGTTAAAATCTCGTGTAATGTTTTTTATTGATTTATTATATTGCATATTAGTGTTTTAAGTGTTGATTTTAGGCTGTTTACTTGCCTTGTGTTGAATTAAAACCACTGATATATGGTTGGTACACCCGTATGGTAATAATGTCTTAAATCGCTTTATATTGGGTCTGTCAGATTGGAATAAATGAGATTGATATTATTTATAGTTGATGAACTATATATGTGTACTTTGTTGGCGGCAAATGTATAAACACAAAAAAGGTGCAACTTATTAGGTTGCACCCTTATGAGCAAATGATATTATTTGTTTGAACTATTAGATAGCAATATTAAATTTGTTTTTTATATAATTGCTGAATGAATTATTTTGCGGTAATACATTTGGCAAATCCATACTTACCACCTTGTATAATGTGGTTGCCGACTGATAAACATCATATAAATTCAATGTTCTATTTCTACTATAGGTAAGTAATAAACTTTCTGTAAACTTGCATATCTGAGACTGATTTAACGGGTACACATCAGCACTACAAAGGTTCTTTATATCTTTAACTTTACTATCATAAGAACAACGTATTGCTGTTAGTTCCCCAATCATTTGATATATTTGATTTGCATCTATATTGATAGCTTTCATTTGCTCCAATAACTTCATATCACGTTCAAATGAGTATTCTTTAATCATTTGTTTAACGGCTACAATGAATGAATTAATATCTTTAATCTTATCCGTCATTCCATAAGTAGAAACTATCTGTTTGCTGCCTAATATTGTTTGATTTCTGCAAGCATAACAGTTTGCACCTATAGCCACCTGCAACCCTTTTTGATTTGTGGCTACTACTATATTAGCAACGTGAGTATCTGTAGAAAAATCAGTCAGATTAATATTAGCAAATATTCTGTTGAATGTAGTTGCAGTAAAAGGAATGTTATCGGTTTTGTTTTTCTGCTGATATGCTTCCGTTAACTGTTTATTGATTGATACACCGTTACCCAAAGCTTTATTTTTATTATCTGCAACAAATAAATCTGCAACTTTATAAGTCAACTTATTTTCATTACAGATATTAAATACCTCATTCAACAAAGAATAAGCATTAATACCGTTATTCAATTCTCCATTTTTATCAACTATATCAGACGCTTTTGCCAACTGATTTAATGTGATACCTTTTGTTTTTTCCACCTCTGTAAACGGTGTAAAATCAATATCATTATCCGATATAGGATTGATTAACTGATTTTCATCAGCCTGTGATAATAAAATTTCCTCTGTAGTAATTACGTTATTAACTGTAACTACTTCATTCATTGATACACTTGAAAACAAATCTAAAGTTGTCATAATTTTAAAGTTTTAATTGTTAGTAATTTATTTAATTGATTATTTTTCCATAAAGAATATAGGGTAATTTCCTAATTGATTATTGCATTTATAATACTGATATTGATTAACCAAATTATCAAATGTTGGTGCACCATTGTATTTAATGTCTAATAATGTTTTATTGAAAGAATAGGGTATTAACCACATATTATCTATTAGTGTATTACAAGGGTGCAACCAAATAGTCATACCATTATTATAAGCATTCTTTGCTTTTGTTATACTGACTTGAATAACATTGCATTCTTTGTCATTACAGTCAACTAATTTAATGAATTGATTTTTGTATTTCATATCACATATATTTTATAAAGTTAGTTTTTATATACTCTCTCACTTCTTTAATAATACTTTTCATTATATTGGAATAAGTTCTATTATTATTTTGCCAACTTGCATACACACCATTTATTGTAATGGTATAATAGCCAACTGTAAAACCATTGCATTTAATGCACTCATTTATTAATGTAATTTTCATATCATATATATTTTTATTGGTTTAATATCAGCTATTAAATCAAAGGGAGTTTTTCCCCTTGTTGTGTGCCACAAAGTTAGACCTTAAAAAAGTTAATATGATTTTTTAATAACAAGTAT